CGAAAGAAACTCAATTACGCGAATCATTCTGATGTTCTCCTTTTCATCGTATATAAACATCATAAGTTATATTGACAAAAAAGTAAACAAAAAAGATTTGTTTTAAATCAATAGCTTACCACCAACCTATTGAAATCCTTCAATATTTTTTTTCAAAAAAGTTTTGTTTGTTTTCAATAGGTTACATTTCCCATGGCGGTCGGCTGTCTATAGCAACTCCAAATTTGCTGTCTCGAAGGAAGAAATCCGGAATCTCGCCCTCAAACCCTCTATTCAAAAGATAGTTGGTGACATAAAGCCTAGCAGTGTCTTCGCTTTTGGTGTTGCATACGTACCTTTTTCTCTCTTTGTCATATACGCGAAAGGTCTTACCCGATTTACGAATCTCATACATATTTTGCTGCCTCCAAGTAGTCTCTATAATATTCAGCGGACCAACCATCCGAATATCGTATTTCCATCTCACAATGCGCTAGATATTCTTTTCTAGATTGTTCATCCATTGATTCTAAGAACCGAATAATATGTCGAAGTTTTTCCGACCTGCTGTTTTCGTCATCCATTTCATGTTTTCCTCTTCATCATATCTTTGACCAAAGTCAGATTTATCCATTACTGGGCGGTCGTCTACAATATCCTTCTGTGCAGAGTTATCGACGTTGAATAAACGCATTCTAGCTCTATCAACACCAACGACAAACCTTTTGTTGGCTGTAGGATCATTATATCTATTCTTCAACTGTTTTACCATTATCTGACCAAGCTGTTCAAGTTCATCGCTTGAAATTAAAGCGCACATAAAGTCAACAGTTGCAGGTAACGCAAACGACTCAGAAGTATCTTCAAGACCAGGATCACTGTTAGTGAAACCAGATCTTGTTGTCTGTGTTGCGCTGACGATAGGAATGTTTCGTTCAACAGCCAATCCTCTGAGTTCTTCGGCAATGGATTTGACATATGTATAGCTGTTTACGTTTGCACCATACTTCAATCTCGTTGATGTACATATATTCAGATAATCAACATACAGAATGTTTGGAACAAAATTCTTTTTTTGTTTCAGATCATTGAGTAGGTGACGAAAATGACCTGAGCCAACTGTAGCAGTAGGATACTCTTTAATAACTAGCTTACCAGAGGTTTTCAATCTCAAACGATTGATTTTATCATCATAAATCTTCTTGGGGAATCCTTCAATTTCTTCAAGAGGGATATTCAGTAGATTTGAATCGATACGCTCGGCAATACGTTCCTCTGCCATTTCAAGTGTCACATACAACACATTTTTACCAGATAGAAGATTAGCCGCTGCCATGTGACACATAGCAAGAGTTTTACCAACACCAGTTCCTGCCAAGAACACATTGAGTGTTTTGTTTGGCAGACCACCTTTTGTTATCTTATTAAAATAATCTAAGTCGAAAGGAATCCTGTCTTCCTTACGATTATAGAATTCATATCGCTCATCAGCATTTTCTAAAAAGTCATGACCAATATGATTATCAAACGAGACGCCTAGAGCATCAGATAGAATTGTTGGTATAGACCCTTTGTTATCTTTGGAGTTGCCATCAATAATTGATATGCTCTCCATAATAGCATTATACACTGCCTTCTCTTGGCAGAAGGTTTCTGTATTATCAACAATCCATTGTAGATCTTTTTTGTCGTATGAGATGTTGTTTAGATATTCAACAACATTATTATAAACTTGTTCTGGAATTGAAGATTGCTTGTCAATTTCAATCTGCAATGTTTCTTTTGTAGGGAGATTATTGTACTTTTGAATAAAGTTTTCAATAGAAACAAACAGAACCTTCTCCGTTTGATCTTGGAAATATTCCTTCTTTAGAAAAGGCAATACTTTTCTTGTATAAGGTTCATCATAAATTAGACTCGCCAGTATTGTTTGTTCTATCCTCACTCTCCATCGCCTCCGTTATGATTTCAACTAAAATATCGCCAATCAATTGTTCAAACTCTTTATGATCTTCTTCAGTCAAAGATTCTACGTTTATATCTTCAGGTGAAGAAACAATATCATAATCAAATTTTAATACTGCTCCCCCATCATCATCCCCTTCTTCAATGACGCTTACAGTATTGTAATTATAAATTATACCATTAAACTTGTCATGAGTCAATCTAATTCTAGCTAACTCTTCACCTTTATACTCATCCCAGAGTACTTCATACTTCTTCAAGTTCATCTTCAGCCTCTTCATAATCAGAATATTCGCCTGATTGACCATACTTAAACTCTCTAGCGGCAGCAACTTCTAGCTGTTGCAATAAGTCATCAGTAAAATACTTTTCAGGATCTTCATTGATAGCTTTACCAAATACCTTTGAGCCATCTGGTAACTCGTAGCGAGTAGATACCTTTTTAATGATGTCATACTTTTCAGCAAGTTCAAGTAGACCATAGTATCGGTCTAACCCACTATCATAACTCAACTTGACTTCAACGTCTTTGTTCTCTTTTGTAAACCGAGACTTAATCAGTCGGCAACGAATGATATTACCTACAACATGCTTACCATCTTTATCTTTCTTTTTTGATAAGAAAACGATCTGAGATGCAGTATACTTGAGACCAGAACCACCACCCATCTCTTTTGTTGGAATATAAGCGCCGATAACGTCATAAACATGGTTCGTGATTAAAAGCGGTACGTTGACCTTAGCAAGTTTTAGATTGAGAACTCTGAATGTGGCTTTAATTAACTGAGCCTTTGTCATATCACGAGTCTCTTTACCTTCTGTGGTATCTTCAACTTCTTTTGTTGTTGATAACTGACCAAGAGAGTCGAGTACCATCATCATTGGAGGGCGACTATCTTCTGGAGTCTTTGCATAGTTATCCAGAATCTGAATAGATGTATGGCGAAACCTTTGAATTGTATCTGGTTCAGAGACGATCACTCGATTAGAGTCGATGCCTCGTTCCTCCATCATGGACTTTGTAACAGCTGCTTCAGTATCAAAATAGAAAACAGCACCATTGGGATTATCGTCAAGGAAACGCTTAACAATACCCAAAGCAAAGAACGTCTTTCCTGTAGAACTCTCACCAGCGAGAGCAAGTACTTTATTATTTGGGGCACCGCCATGAATAGACCCAGAAAGCAGGGCATTAAAAATGTAAGAACCGGTATCAATAGTACCGCTAAACTCACTTGAACCCAATCCATCAGCTGCGATATGTGTATTGTCGTCATTTAACTCTTTTACGATATTACGAAAAAAATCAGTCATCGCATTCCTCTATTGTTAAACCAAGTGTTAAAGCATTATATAATAAAATTATATAAAAGTAAATAGATATTATAATTTTGTTGGACCGTATGCACCACTTTGTTTAAACGCATCTTGATTTTGTTCTTCTCTTTTTTTGAAATCTCTATCATTGTAAAGTGGTTCTTTCCATTCGCTCATCAATGGATTTTGGTCTGTTCGAACAACCGGAGTTTCTAGGTCACCGTACATATAGTTTTCAGCAATCTCTACTGTATTTTCTGGAGATTGAACTATCTCATCTGGAATTTTAAAAGTAAACTCATCCTCCGTCTCGACATCTACTTCTTTCCAATCATCTGATACATTGACTGCTTTCTGTATAGGTTTTGGTTTATTCAAAGAAGAATTTGCGGCAATGAGTAATCCAATCGCTAATGGATCAAATACAAAGATAATCGTAATGATAACCCAACGAACAGCATCCTCTAAAATGTTCTTTGGATCTTTTACGAATAGAGCTGCAATGTATTTGATAGGACCTACTTCAGCTTCAACTTTTAACTGCTGTTTCGTTAGCTCTTTCTTTGAGTCTCTAATTGATTTAATTTTTTTGCTAGATTCAGAAATGATGTTATTGAGTGACTCTCTTTCCATAGTCTGTTTCTGGCGCACGGCGATTGCGCCGTTTGGTCCACTAATCCTACTGAACTTAGTGAGCGTCTCGACCGCTGAATCGAGTTGCGCAATAACTTTCTTCGTATCATCTATTACCCTCTGCTCTTGTTCGATCTGTTGATCAAGTGATTGAATT